TGATAAGGTTTTCGTGCGTTGCTTTTCCACGAAAGAAGGCCAGGCAGTTCTAGAGTATTTGCGAAGCATTACTATCGAGCAGCCTACCTGGTTCCCTGGGGATGACGCCTCTCATGGTTTTCATAGAGAGGGGCAAAATTCTGTAGTCAGGGATATTGAAAAGCGCATCAAGAGAGGACGTAATTTATGACCGATGAAGCGCTGGCCGCTAGCGATAACTCTGAACAAGAGCCGCAAAGCGATAACCAGGAATCAGAAACTTTACTAAACCTAAACCAAAAGCAAGAAGAAGAAACAACGCAAGAACCTGATCCGATGCCGCATCTGGCATCTGAAGAGGATGAGAAGATAGATTGGGGCGAGCGTCCTGCATGGATACCTGAAGATCTATGGTCAGCAGATGATGGCCCTGACGTCGAGGGCGCATTCAAAGCCCTGGAGAAAGTAAACAAAGACTACAAAGAGCTCAGGACTAAAATGTCTCAAGGACTGCATAAGGCTCCGAAGGATGGAGAATATGCAAGAGATGTATTTACCCAGGCTAATGTGGCAGAAGATGATGAGGTAATGACGTCATATATTGATCTGGCTAAAAAGCATGGGATAAGCCAGGAGGCATTCAATGATATGGCATCTCTTTATTTCGACGCAGTTGGAGCAGCTGAAGATTTTGCAAAGACCAGCATCGAGGAAGAGAAGGGTAAACTTGGACGCAACGCCGATAGGATTATCAGCGAGACCAGTGCCTGGCTTACCAAGTTAAGTAGCTCTGGAGTTCTTAGTAATAATGAACTTGAGTCTATTGCTAACGCATCAACTAATGCTACATTCATTACTGCTTTAAATAAGATCCGACAATCTTATAATGAGGCTCCTATCCCAGCCAATGAGATCCAGGAAGGTAACCAACCAGATCGAGCAGAACTTGATTCGATGGTTGCTGATCCTAGATATGGCAAAGATATGACTTACACTAGAAAGGTTGAAGAGGCTTTTTATAAAGCCTACGGAGAAGCGTAAGACGTAACACAACGTCAAAATTAAACGGTTGGAAGTTGCATATCGACAACATCAGCGATATATTTCAATGTGACTGACAACCGTTTAATTTCGGCCAGTTCTCGCAATGTACGGCCCAGACGGACAACCGTAGCGATGTTAAACCTTATTTATTACTTTTAAAGGAGTACACAAATGGCTGTTTCTATCAGCAATGCATTTGTAACCCTTTTTGACAGTGAGGTGAAGCAGGCTTACCAGGCACAACGTGCTTTGGCTGGGTTGACACGCGAACGATCTGTCGAGGGTTCAACTGTAAAATTTCCAAAGATTGGCAAAGGTACCGCGACTGTAAGAGTTCCTCAAACTGACGTAACTCCAATGTCCGTTACATATAGCCAGGTAACAGCAACAATGGAAGACTATATCGCAGCAGAATACAGCGATATCTTCAACCAGGCTAAAGTAAACTTCCAGGATCGAGCTGAGTTAGTTCAGGTTGTTTCTGGCGCAATCGGTCGACGTATGGACCAGGTTGTTATTGATGCTTTAGTTGCTGCTTCTAGCACAAACACAGTTAGCAACGATATCGGTGGTACTGATACCAACCTTAATGTTGCAAAACTTAGAGCTGCTAAGAAAGCAATGGACGCTAAAAATGTTCCAGCGCAGAATCGAGTGATTGTTGCTCATGCGAATAACATGGACTCATTATTAGCTGAAACTGCTGTTACTAGTGCAGACTTCAACACTGTTAAGGCTTTGGTCCAGGGCGAGATTGATACTTTCCTCGGATTTAAGTTCGTCAGTCTTGGAGACAGAGATGAAGGCGGCTTGGCAATTGATGGTTCTAATGACCGAATCGTTTATGCATTCCACAAAGATGCAGTAGGTTTGGGCATGGGTATGAATCAGCAAAGCCGAGTTGACTACATTCCAGAGAAGACTTCCTTCCTGGTTGCGTCTATGTTCTCCGCTGGAGCAGTTGCGATTGATTCTGACGGTATCACTAAAATCACTTGCCGCGAAAGCTAATCTTAGGAGGATTAAATTATGGCTTATAGTTCATCTGGATTTGGCCCTCTAGGAGGCCAATCACTGCGGGGATCGCGTCCAGCTTTGTATGTGTATACCACTACGGAAGCACATACAACAGTTGACGGGTCCGGTTACTTTAACGATTTGTCAGACACTCTAGCAGTTGGCGACATGATCATTGTTCATGGTGAGACAGGCGGAACTCGCACTATTACCATGCACATTGTTGTGTCAAATTCTTCTGGAGTTGTTGATGTCTCTAACGGCACCGTAATTGGTGTGGTTACAGACTCTGACTAATATTGACCGACAGGGGCAGCTGTAAAAGGTTGCCCCAATAGAGAAGGAGAGGTATGGCATCTGGTGATACCAAGTTGTCTATTTGTTCAGACGCTTTGATAATGCTGGGGGCTGCGCCTCTCTCTTCTTTTTCTGAAGGGACCGATAGCGCTCAGATTACTGATCGTCTATACGATGACATTAGAGATACCACTTTGGGTATGTATCCCTGGAGTTTTTCTTTTAAAAAGATTCAGCTCAACAGGACAAATAACACCCCAATAAATGAATTTAAATATGAGTACCAATTGCCTGGTGACAGAATCAACAACGTCATGGCGGTATTCAACAGTGGGACTTCAGGAGCCAGACCTATCCAATATGGATGGGAAATACTTGGCGATAAGCTGATCAGCTCACAAGAAAAGATTTATGTCGATTATCAGTATTCGACCCCAGAGGGCGAAATGCCGACATATTTTATTCAATTATTGAAATACATGATGGCCTGGAATATAGCCGAAACGGTAACTGACCAGATAACCAAAGCTGATTATTTCAAAGTATTGGCAGTTGGGTCTCCACAGGAGAGCATGAGAGGGGGCTTCTTTAGAGTTGCTACGTCTATCGATGGTAGAAATAAGCAGATTGAAGCAATCGAAGACTTTAGCTTAATATCGGTTAGAGGATGAGCAGAATTGTAGCAATGCAGACCAATTTTGCCGTTGGTGAAATTGATCCACTTCTTAGAGCCAGGATTGATTTAAAGCAATATTATGGCGCCCTCGAGACTGCAACCAATGTGGTCATTCAGCCCCAGGGTGGAGCCAAACGCAGAGAAGGTTTGCGCTATGTAACTACCCTAGATTCTGGCGCTGGAAATGCTGTAAGACTCATACCATTTGAGTTCAATACAGATGATAGTTATATGTTCGCAGCAATCCCTGGAAGAATTTATATATTCAGGAATGGCGCCTTAGTAACTAATATCAATGCTAGTGGTAACGATTATTTGTCAGTTCCAGAATTTACGTCTGTGAATTTGCCAGAGATGCGTTACGCACAATCTGCTGATACGATTATTTTTGTTCATGCTGATTTAGCTCCATTGAAATTAGTTCGAGGAGCTGATCATGATGAGTGGACGAAGTCTACTATTACGTTTGATAACGTCCCAAAGTATGCTTTTACGCTAGATACGCATGAGCCTAAGTACACGATTACGCCTTCTGCTACTACTGGCAATATTACTTTAACGGCTTCTTCGGTAACTTCAGATAATGGTACAGCCCAGGCAGGTAGTTCTAATACCATAACCTTGAAATCTGCTAGTAGCTTTACAACTGATGATCAGCCTAATGGTATGTTCATTCAGATAACTTCTGGAACCGGATCTGGCCAGACTAGGCACGTTGAAGATTATGTTGCTTCTACCAAAGTGCTAACTGTATATCCGGCATGGGATACAGCCCCTAATGCTACTTCACAATATGAAGTAAAGGCTTTTAAGCCAGCGGCAGTTGATGAATATGTTAATGCCTTGAATGGTTTTGGTAGGGCCAGGATTGTTGAGTATGTAAGCGATACAGTCGTTAATGCTTATGTAGAGATTCCTTTTTTTGATACCTCAGCGATAACTAGTGGAAACTTTGAGACTGAGCATGGGTATGAAAGTGCTTGGTCACCAACTAAAGGATATCCAAAGGCTATTACCTTTCACGAAGGCAGATTGTGGTTAGCCGGATCTAAGTCGTTACCATCTACAGTTTGGGCCTCGAGGGTTAATGATTTCTTTAATTTTGATAAGGGCGAAGGCTTAGATGATGCAGCCCTGGAAGCCACGATATCTACATCTACACTAAATGCAATTACAGATATCTTTTCTGGTAGAGACTTGCAGATATTTACAACAGGTGGTGAGTTTTATATTCCCCAGGCTAATCTTGAGCCAGTAACGCCATCTAACTTCATCGTTAAGATTGCTACCAGAAACGGGTCTAAAGCTGATGTTCCGGTGGTTGGCGTTGATAGTGGAACTTTATTTATCCAAAGAGAAGGTAAAGCTCTTAATGAACTAGCATTTACTGATACCGAGTTGGCATACAACACCAGCAATGTATCTATGCTATCTGGACATTTATTTAAAACTCCAACTGATATGGCTATTCGACGAGCCACATCTACGGACGAGAGCGATAGATTAATGATTGTTAATGATGATGATGGATCGATGATCGTCTTCTCATTGCTCAGATCTCAAGAGGTTACGGCCCCAGCCCAGTTTACAACTGATGGTCGATTCCTAGCAGTTGGCGTCGATGTAGCTACAATTTATACAGTAGTTAAGCGAACTATTGACGGGACTGATCAATACTTTGTCGAATACTTTGATAGCAGTTTACACCTGGATAGTGCAGTCCAGGCGTCTGGAGTAGCAAGTTCAGCATCTGTAGCTCACCTGGAAGCTAAGACATTAAAGATTATTCTTGATGGAACGATCCAGGAAGATAAGACAGTTAGCAGTGGATCAGTTAGTTTTGATCGAGCAAGCGCTACAGATTATGAGGTTGGGCTTTATTACCCAGTTGTAATTAAGACTATGCCGGTCGAGCCGCAGATTCAATCTGGATCATTGCGAGGGTTTAAGAAAAGAATTCTAGAAGTAAACGCCGAAGTGTTTGAGACTCAGGCTATGACTATTAATGGCCAGCAAGTTCAATTTAGGCAGTTTGGCGAAAACAATCTAGATACAGCTGTACAAAAGTTTACTGGAATTAAAACTGTCGGACCTCTCCTGGGATTTAATAAAGAGGGTCAAATAACAATCACCCAAAGCGTTCCGTTAGATATGACGATTCTGGCTTTGGATTTTAAAGTGTCGGTGGGCCAATAATATGGAATATGTAGCAGTAGCAGCTTTAGTGTTAGGTGGAGTGCAGTCGATTCAAATGGGCAGGTCCCAGGAGAAGATGTATGACCTACAAGCTCAGCAAGCACTTATGCAGAGTAGGAGCGTGACTTTAGCTCAACGAGCAGATACTTTGGAATACAAACGCCAGGGAGTAGAGGTTATGAAGAATCTGGCTAGAAACCTTGCAACTATAAACTCCAGGGCTGCTGCCGGATCAGTTGATCCATTCTCTGGATCTGTTGGAAATCTAGCAATTGCAAACTTGGAAAAGGGTGTTACAGATTTTTATACCAGCAGAGAGAATGTTGAATTTAGTCAGAACCAATCAAAATTGATTGAAGCAGCTGGACAGTTTCAATCGAATCAATATCAATTTGCCGGAAACCTTGCTAAGCGCCAGGGATATATGAATGCATTAGCATCATTTGGACAGGCTGCATATTATGGAAGTAAGACTGGTACAGGATCAGGACCTACTACTTAGGATTTATAAATGGCCGATATATTTGAAAAACTAATTTATCAACCTGTTAGAACTGCCAGGGTTGGCGGCGTTCCGTCAATTGATTATGCGGCCAATAAAGAAGCGATTAGAAGCCAGGCTACAACAGCTGATGCCTTAACGAGAATAGCAAGTTTTGCTTTTGAGTATTCTAAGGGTAAGCAGGAAATCATGGGTACAGAGCGTGGCGTATCAGCCCCAACCCAGACATTGCAATCTCTTGCTGGGAAAAATAGATCTTCATTTAGCTTTGAAGAAGAGGCCGCTTATACCGCCGCTAGTAAGGCATTAAGCATTGAACTTGGAATCAAGGCTAAAAAGGCTATGGGCGAAATTGTCCTGGAAGCCACCAATAGAGGAGATGATTCAGCAACGCTCCAGGATGCATTGGATTCTGTCATCGAGGGTTATGGTGGATCTATAGATCTACTTGATCCGGTTGCCGGTAAAGAATTTAGGTTGAGCCTAGAAGACTCTAGGAATTCATTATATTTAAATTACTCAGAAAAAGAATTACAAAAGGCAAAACAAGAGCAGAAGCATAGAACTCTTATAGCTGCTGATGAAAGTTTATCTGAAATCCAATCGTTGGCGTATGATTCTTACCAAGATTGGGATAGCACCATCAGTCGTTTAATAACTAATTATGATGGCATTTTAGAGGCTGGTGGTCTTAGCCCTTCAGAGAGAACCGCGAAGATTTTAGAGGCTAAGAAATTTGCTCATGTAAGCAGAATAGAGGGTGAGTATTCAAGGCAAAAAACTCTTGCAGATAAGAGGGCTTATTTAGAGGCATTTAAAAAAGACATTCCAAAGTCTACTGATAAAGGTATATCTAGAGGTCTTTTGGATAACGAGGCACAAGTAGTATTAGGATCACTATCCCAGGAATATAGCCTTGAGGTTAAAGCATTAAATGCTCAAGTTGATTCTGTCCAAATTAAAATGAGGGATGAGTTAACTAATATTGTTAATAGTGGCGGCGTTGTATCTAAAGAAAAAATAGCTGACATAAAATTAAGTATTGATGAGCTAGAAGAGGCTGGCGTAGATATTGATGCCATCAACAAATTAAAAATCAATCTTCAAAGCACAGAAGATAATCTAGATTATTTAAGACTAATAAAAAAATATAATATTGGTGAGCTAGAGGACGAAATAAATTCTTTAACTAAACAATGGAACGCTAATGCCAATCCAATTATAGGATTTAAGTTAAAACAAGTAGGCGCCGAGTTTAGTATCAAAGCTGCTGAGCTTCAAAAAAAGAAGGCGAAATTAAAGCCGCAGATAGACAAAATACAAAATACCATAAATCAAGTTCAAGAGATTATTGATAATAATGAAATTGTAGATCCAGGTTTCTTGGAGACAATTGATATTTCCATGATGTATCTTATGGAAGATCCTGATTATATTCCTGGCGCCTTGGATGAAGTGAAAACAAATCTTGCAGAATTGAGATCTTTTATTGAATTTAGAAATGATATTAAAGATGATTCTTCAACCCAAATCGAAGCTAAATTAATTGAAGTAGAAAAGCGTCTAGAGGCTTCCACCGGAGTTAGGTCTGGATATTACAACCTGAAAGAATCAACCAATCTTTTAAAGTTACAAAAAGATTTAGAGAAAAGAGCATCTGCGGTTAGGGCTGGTATAAAAAATGACCCTCTTTTGTTTGCCAATGATTCAGGATTAATTGCATTAGAACCAACCTTGACTGATAAATTATTTGGAGAAGTATCTTCAGATGATCAAATATTAGAGATAAAAACTTCTGTTGGAAAAAGAGTAAACAGCGCTCAGAAGTCGGCAAATCATTATGGATATAAGGTTAAGTATTTAACCAATAATGAAGTAGACACAATTAGCCAAGTTTTATCATCTCCAGATACGTCATCGTTAATACAGGGTCATATTCTTGGCAATATTGCCAAATATTT